ATCTCCTGATATAAATTTAAAATCTGTAGAACCAGGTCCAATGTTTTGAGGTGATTTATTTAACTTAAAACCTTCTACTCTAAAATCACTAAAAAAGTTTACAGGTCCGGGCCAAGTACCATAAAGAGGTAGTGATGGATTATAGCCTTCTATAAAATCAGAACCATTAAATTGATTAGAATCTATCTTTTTTGTAAACCCTGTAGCATAGGTGTCGGGAAAAAAGTTTTGTTCAGATGTTCTAAGTCCAAAACCAAGTGCTTCACTTATGGGTAATGGTTCTTCTAATGGTCTATCAAATGATTGATTACCTGTAACAACACCACCATTAGCCTCAAATGATTGTGGTTCTCCAACTTTACTATAATCAAACGATTCAATTTTATCTAATAAATCAATTAGTGCCATTAGTCTTGTAAACCTCTCACGTTTCTACCAACTTGGTCAGTACTATTAGCAACTCTCTCCATTATTGAAACTATAGATTTTTCTAAACCCTTTATAGCTTCAGTGGTTTGTCTCTGATTGTTTTCAAGACTTGCTGTTTTTAAATCTAAGGCTTGTTGTGTTTCTTTAGACACGTTAATAAATGATGCATCGCCTAAGGCAAAACTTGCATTAGGTTCCATTGAACCAACAGGTTTTCTCGTTACTTGTGCATCTTCAACTGCCATTTTACCCAATTCTGCTACACTATATCCTGCTCCAACACCAATTGCAGTTCCTGCTGCTATTTTACCTGCATCAAGAAGTAAAGAGGCTCCACCTGAAAAAACTGCTTTTATAGAAACGATTAATCCTAATAAACCACCTAATATCATAGCAACAGATGTAAAGTTATTTTTTAAGAAAGTTGCTATTTGACCACTTTCTTTTGTCTTATCATTAAAGATATCTTGACCTTGTATAATTCTCTGTAATTGTTCTTGATTTAAACCAAAGGCTTGTGTTAATGCTTGTACCTGTGCAAAGTTTGCTTTATTCAAATCAAATTGACCACCAAGTTGCATCCTAATTTCTCTTGCTAATCCTGCAGCATCTCTATTAAAAGCTGCCTCACGTGCCTTATTTAAATTTATGTTTTTACCAAATAATTGTTGTAATTCAAACTCACTTGATATCGATGATTCTAAATCTAAAAGTGATTCTGCCAATGAATTTAATGCACTTGCCTCGATACCAAGTTTTCTCATAGCAACCGCCGCTTTACCAATTTCTTTTGCACTTTTACCAAAGAATAAAGCTTGGTCTTTTGCTGATTGAGCAACATCATCAAATACTTGACTCTTCAATACTCCTTCTTGTTCAGCTAAGGCTTCTAACGATGCCAAGTCTGCAACTGATTTATCAACAGATTGTCCTAATGCTAAAGAATTTAAATCTACGATTGTAGCCAATGATTCTGCAGATGCTCCTGATAGACCTGCTATTCTACCAAATTGTACTGCACTTGCAGTGCTAAGTGGAGCTACTCTACCCATAGATTCAGCTAAAGATTGTACGGCTTGACTTGCTTTCTCAGTATCACCTCCAAATAAGAACGCTGCCTTAGAAGCTGCCGTCATATCTACTGATATTTCTGCTGCACTACCTGCTGTAATACCTAAATCTTGACGAGCTTGTTTTGCCTGCATAACAAAATCTGTTATGGCCTTTAAGACTAATCCTGCTAATGCAAGACCTAAAAGTTTTGTACTTCCAAGAGTTGATTTCATCGTTTCTGCTATTGTCCGAAATTCTTCTATCTTATCAAGAAATGGTAAATTCATATCCATGGCTTTCTTAATATCATCTGCTTTTTCATTTGCTATTTCAAATGATTTTTCAAATGCTTCGCCAGTTTCTTTAAGATTATCAGGTAAATCTATGTTTTCTAATTTACTCTTAAATATATCTAAATCAAATGTGTTGTCTGCAAGTTCATCAAGTGATTCCAAACGTAATTTTTCTAATTCTTTAAAAGCATTTTTTTCTTTCATTGTAGATGCTTTTTTTGCACCATCTATAAATTGTTGATTTTTAACTTCCAATCCAAAGTTATTTAATATAATACCCTTTTTAGATTTTGCAAGTGAATTAGATTTTTTAGCTAATTTATTTAATTCTTTTTGAAAACTTAGTTGGTCTTTACCAACTTTTGTCCCTTCATCAGCAGATTTTTTGCGTAGTTTAGCTATCTCTCTTTCAACTTGTTGCTGTTGTGAAATTAGTTTTAAGACTTCTTCTTGTGCCTTTTTAGATAGGTTCCCTTCCTTATTGTATCTTCTCCTATCATTAAGGATTTTAGCCTCGTCTTCTTTTATAGATTTTAGACGTTCTTGATACTCTTTAATTTCTTTTAGATTTGCGAAATTATCAGCCATAATTTATTACGATTTAATATCCTGCTTTTTTTAATGCACGTGTTATAGCATCTTGAGCATCTTTTTGTCTTTTTATGTTTTTTGCAAGTTCAGGATTTTGTTTTATTAACTTCTTCATAGTACTATCTACTCTACCTTTAGCAATAGCACTAAAGAATTTATCAATGAACCCTTCTTTGATTTGATTTTTCATAGAGATTCTCCGTTAAGACTCATATATAAATATCAGCTTAATCTAAAATTGTTTTTTAGGCATATAATAAATGTTGTTATCAAAGTAATTATTTCCTGAAGTAGGAGAGACTGAAATTTCTTGATAGGAACTACCTGAGATACCTAAACAATTATCGGCTTCATATTCACCATTATACCAAGTAAAGCGTCCACCTGATTTAACAAGTGGTGGTATCGAAGAACTGATGTATTGAGTGTCACTTGTAAATCCTGCGTCCCAAAAGATACCATCATATGTTGATAACAATTCTATATTTGAATACCAACTACCTGTAATTATTGTTACATTAGATTTACCTGAGGCCCATTCTTGTGCCTTTGTAATAATCTGTGGATGTACTTCACAAATAGTATGTGAATCTATACTATGTGATTGTATGTAATTGGCTGCTATACCCATTCCAAATCCTATCTCTAATATGTCACCTCCACCTTCACAAACATAGGCTGCTGAAGCCGACATCATAGGTTCTTCCCAATCCATCATTACATTTACTACGTTTCCACCATCATTTGTATACCAAATTTTAGTGTCTTCAAAAGTAAGTGTTTTGTCTAAATATCTGAAATTAGATTCCATAATTATATCCTATATTGTCTATTATATATAAATATTATTTCTTTCTGTTATATTTAGAATTTGCTTTCTTTACTTGTTCGTTTTCGTCTTTTTTAATTTTAACCAAACGTCTATAGTGCCATTCTCTCATACCAATTGGCATATTGTATAATTCAGTAAAGTTATAAAATCCTTGACTATGATAGCCAAGTTGAAATATTTGGTCGTATACGCTTTCTCTATACTTCGGCGTTAGGCCAAAAAAATCGAACGGTCATTGGGACCGTTACCTCCTGCTCTGAACCATCTGATAATTTAACATTAGTCGTAAAGTCTATATCAGGAGCTACATCCTTAATATATTCTCTAAAGGCCATTGAGTCTCTTGCCATAAATTGATTGTCTACAAAATCATCTATGTCTTTTCTTTCAGATTTACCATCTACAGATTTGATAATTAATTTGTATCGATTTGTTAATTCTCTTGATTGTCCTGCTTTTTCATATGCTTTGTTTAAATCTTCAAGTTGTTTTTCCATATGTCCATCCAATATAGAAAAAACTATTTGACTTTTTGACATTGGTGTTGTATATTTGAACTCATTCTTGTGTGGTTCTACAAGATTTTTTTCATCTATCCATATTTCTTTTAAACTTGTCAAATCAACATTTACTTCTTCATCACCAAATGTTATAGGATAATCTTTACCATATCCAAGTATACGTGCTGATACTAATAACGTATTCTTATCACCAACAACGAAGTCTTCTAACTTGACTCCTTCTGTAACGATAATACTTTCTAAAAGTTTATCCAACACAATACCCTTTTCGATAAGGTTAGGAGAAGTAAGAATATCTTCTTCTTTTGCTGTCATATATTTTAGTTCTACTTGTCCACTCGATAGTGGATGCTCTTTAGGATATACTAATCCTTTAGAAGGTAAATCAATTACCTCTGTAGGAAATTTACTCATAACAATTACCTCTTATTAAGTTAAGAAATTAAAACTATTTATTTACGACCAAATTTTTCTGCTGCCGTTACACCTAAACCAATTACGGTTATGTACATAAAGTTTTCAAGAATCATATCTTTAACTTCATATTGCCAAAATGTATTTGCAACCCAACTTGCTATTAGCATAACAAATGATGCGAAGCCTATAAATCGTTTAGACGATATCTTCGCATCACTTGAAAGCATTTCTCTAAAAAAGTTCATATATTAGAATTGTAATACTGCGTAGTCATAACGTAATGTACAAGTTATGTCTACAGGTTCACTAACTGACCAATCCAAATCACCAAAATTTGCAGATTGAATATAAGCACCCTTAAGGTCCCACTTTTCAACAACATCACCAACAGGTCCAAGTAATTGGAAGTTAACATTCTTTTTATAGAAGTCAGAGTATCCATCTCTTCCTGTTACTGATTCGTGTCCAAGTCTAATCCACTCAATTACTGCTTGAGCACCACTTGGTACGATTGGGTCATAAAGAGTAATGTCTAAGGGCTGCCAAGAAGCTTTCCCTTTTACATACCGCTTAACATTAATATGATTTAATTCAATCTCTTCAAATTCTATCGACGGACGATTAGCTGCTCTAATTAAGAAACTTGGTACACCTTCTATCTCCATAATAAAACGATTTTTCGTTTTTGGCTCAAACGGTGTAAAAAATATTTCGTTAGCTCCAATCAAATCAGGCATCTGTTTTCTCCTGTTAAGTTTATTGTTCTATTATAAATATATAGAAATGATAAAATCATCTAAAAGAATATATGTCTTTTTCTTAGTTTTTTCTTAGTTTTATTATCCAAGAAAAAAGGGGCTCTTTATGAGCCCCTCAGTTCTTTTTACCCCCCTATTATTCAGGGAATGCTGCTCCTGTAGGCAAGACAACAAAGTCAAGTACAATGAACTCTGCAGTTCTTGTAGGCTGTACGAAGATTTGACCAACTAATTGGTTTCTATCTACTACTTCAGGAGTATTATTGGAATCATCCATTACTACTCTGAATGCCGAAAGACCTGAACGTTGTTGTACAGATTCCATATAAGGATTGACAATGTTCAAGAAACGATTTCTTGTTGCTGCCGTGTTCTGTTCGAATACTAAGAATCTTGAGGATGATGCAATGAACTTCTTCAAGTTAATTAACAATCTACGAACATTAACTCTGTCAAGAGCAGATGGTCTTGATTGTAGAGTTTTCTGACCATATGCTACGATTCCCTGTCCTGGGAAAGAAGCTATTGGATTAACTCTACCATCATACAATTCATCTCTGTCTGTATGAGTTAAGATTCTCTTAACGTCAATGGCAGCTATTCCACCACGATTAAGACCTGCTGGTGCAAACCATTCTTGGCCTATTCTATCGTTATTAGAATATACACCTGCTATCACTACTGATGGTGGTACCCAAATGTTTGCTCCACCACCTGGATTCTGAATATAGACCCAAGGATAGTAAGTAGCAACATAATTGTTATCAATAGATGCAACATCAGATACGGCAGAAGAAACTGACCTACCCCATCTTGAACCATCCATTAAAAAGAATGTATCACCTCTTTCAGAAGCAACACTTATTGCTCTATTACTAACACTTGAATGATATTCGTGAATAATTCCAGGTGTTACCAACATATTGATATCAACGAAATCAGGGTCACTTATTGTTCCTAAAGCACGTTTATATGCTACTGAACCACTTGTAGTGCTTGATGAACAATCAAATCCTTGTTGATTATTTGCAGTAATGTCTCCATTAAATAGAATATCACGTGCTGGATTATCACCATCAAAGCCCCACTGAAATGGTATAGCAAACTTACGTTGTCTAACGTTTGTTGCTGCAGTCAATGATAGATTTGTTGTAGAATTTGCTAATCCTGCTTCGCCACTTACCGTACCTGTCATATCTTCAAGAGAAAATGATACATTTGCTCCCACCGTTGCTGCATTAGGAATCGGTGCTAAATAAGATTGATTACACTTATTAGTACTTGCAAAATCAAATCCATATATCAACGAATCTTTAAAGCCTCCGCCACTATCTGATGATGTTACAAATGAAGCAGATGGAACACTTGTACCACCTGGTCCTGGATTTTCAACCGCTGCAAATCCCATTGGTGCAGTAGACCTTGGAAATGAAGGTAGATTTGTGTAATCACCAATACGAATATACTTTGAACCATTTCCATAGTTACCATATTTAGTAATTCTACCTACTGAATCAGTTTCTTGATGACCATCACCAATAACATTAACTATGTAGTTCTTATTGTCTTGGTCAAAATTTAATCCATTAAAAGATTCTACGTTGTCAAACTTAGTTGGGTCATCGTTACGTCTTTTAAATACGTTCAAATCAAACTGAGCAAAGTCAGGTGCAGTATTATTTGCTGCAGCTGGCTTAATGTTATTGATAGTAGCGTAGTATTTACCATTCATTTCAGTACCTTGACCACGAGTATAGATTCTAAAAAGATTCTTTCTTCCACTACCAAATCGTTGTGATTGAACGTATGGTGTTCTTGCTACTGAAAATGAACTATTACCTGTCCAATTATTAGCACTACCATCTTGTGCAAAACTTTGAACACCATCTTTGAGTTTCAAAGTTACTTTTGAAGATGATACTGCAGTATTACCTGATAAAGATAAAATGTTTGCATCTTCATTATAGTTTTTATACATATAGACATCGTTGAGTTTGTCCTGTGCATCAGAAGATAAAGAATTATCACCTCCATTCATATTGACTCCTGTCAATAGATTGTAAGATACATCTGAACCCGAAATTTGTATATTAAAATTTCCTGAACCTGATGGTAATTGTGTCCCTTTACTTCCTGTTACTTGTGTAGAACTTAAATCTCCGACTCCTGATGATGCTTTGTTTGATGGTGCCAATGTTGCAAGTACTAAACCAGCAAAATCTCCTGAACCAACAACAATGTTAACAGCATCAACTTCGTATCCTCCTATGCCTAATACTCTAACTACCGTTACACTTGGAGCTCCTCCATTTAGATATCTTGCTGCTGCTATACCTGTATAGTATGGTCTTTTACCACCAATAGCACCAAACATATCTTCAAATTCAGATTCACTTGTGATTACGGTAGGAGTAAATGCAGGGCCTCTTTCAGTTGGTCCAATTATTGCTGCACCAATTTCTGCGACACCCTGAGGCAAGAACGATAAATCTTTCTCACGGGTAAATACACCCGGAGATACAATTCTTTCTGCCATATTATTCTCCTATGAAATTAAAAAAAGGTTATTGTGTTAAACATATATAAATAGTTTATAAAATTTCAAAACGTTATATTTAACACCATTTATTTTTGATTTGACGTTTCTGTAGGAATAAAGTTACCTGTTTTAGGGTCAAGTGTTCCTTCACCATACTTATCACTCAAAGTTTTAACTAATTCTTGTTCACTCAGTTGAGTTTTTTTCCATTCTTCACGAATTTCTTCTTCTCTTTTCTGAATAGCTTGTATTCTTTCGTCAACAAGTATTTTCTGTACTCCAAGATTTCCTAATTCAGTTTGTAAAGAACTATAAGTATCAGCTATATTTTGTATGTTTTTTAGTTCTTCTTCTGAGAACTTTTTTTCATCAGCCATCTGAGACCTCCTTGATTAATTTATTATATGTTTGTATCCATTGTTCTTTGTAATGACCATCCCACGTTTCGTGCCATGGTCCACCACGTGTATAATGTATAACTTTTGGGTCAATGTTGTCATTATACCAACCCTCTAACCAATTATACGTTGCTGGTATTTCTCCAATACATTCATCACGTGTCCATTCAAATCTATGTAGCCATTTTGCTCCTTTTTCGTTTATATTATGGGTGTTTAAAAATTTTACATCAGGATGTTCACAATTAAACAACATTAAACTTGACCAATTCTTTCTTGGATAATGTGTTTGTGGATTACCATCCATTTTTGTACTTTCAGGTGGTGAATAATTATGCTTTACACACATAACTGCATATCTATCATCATAATAATCTAATAATTCATTCACATCACATTGCCATAGAAAGTCTGAGTCACAAAATAGTGCTATACCTTTATAATCGTTTAAATAAGGAGTTAAAAATCTACTATAAACAAATTCTGTACTTGATAAATAGTCTGTAGTTCTCCAATATAGTTTTTTATCTTTTAATTCTGAAAGTATTATAGGTTGTATACTTATATTTTTATTATACTTCTCAATAGAAAATCTTGAAACTTGATATGGAGGATTAACAACGTCTGAAAAGTTTTCAGAAAAATCTTGTCTACTATCATATCCTATATAAACGTTCATTTACTTAAATTTATTGTTTCAGGTTCTAAATCAGATAATATGTTCCAATTGATTTTTTTCTCTTGATGTAATTTATTAGCATATGTAAATTCTATATCTGAGTTATGTGGATGTCCACCTTTATTTGTTCTTATTGGTAAATGCCAACTATATGGTTTTGCAGAGTCTTTATTTCTTTTTGCATCAGTTACTTTTTTAAAGAAGTCAAATCCTATTATGTCTAAACTTTTATAACTTGTTACCTTTTTAGTAAAATACAACAATGCCATAAATCCTGCTGAAGGTCGTTGTCCATCTCTTGGCCCTTTAAATCCATCACCAAAGCCTTCCATATAATTAAATTCATCAAGTAATTTTAATATTTCGATATCGTTAAACATATCTATCCTTGGTATCTGTGGTAAAGAATTATTCCAATTAATTTGGTCTTTTACATTTAATAATTTAGTTCTAACTCTATTGAACAGAATCATAGTGTCTTTATATCTACCCGTCTGAAATTCTTCGGCAAGTTCATAATAGTTATTAAATCTAAATGAACCTGTCAGCCATATATCAGTTCTACTACCAAGATGTTTAAAGTATTCATCTTTTCTATTTATAGCTGCACCCATATGAATTACTACATCAAATGAATCAATAAAATCGCCATACTCATATTTCAACATTTCTATTGAATTACCAACGAGTACTACTTTTTTATCTCTTACAAAATCCTCTATAGGTATTGTTAACACTAAATACCGCCTACAGATTCTCTCTCAATATCATCGTGATTTAATTCAACCCAATAAAATTCATAACAAATTGTTTTTGCATTTGCCTTGAAACTATGATATTCACCTGGTTTTGCAATCGTCATATCACCTGCCTTGAGAACCGTAGTGTCTACTAAATCATAATCATTCTTATAAATTATAATTTCTAATTCACCACTCTCTACATAGAAGGCATTGAATTTATACTTGTGTTTGTGTTTTGAACAATATCCGCCTTTATTAACTTCAATCCTGTGTACTTCAAAATTAGGATTAGAAAATATATTTGCTGTCTTACCCCATACTTTTCCTGCTGTGTGCATATATTATATCCTTGGTTTAGGTTTGTTTTCATTCCATCTAATTAGAGGAACCTTTTTTTGTTGTTCTTGTTTTTTTCTTTCCTCTACTTTTTTATAATAATTTTGTGGTAAAGTAACCATTCTAAGTTTATGTGGTTCTTCTGTAAAAACTACAAAAATATCTAATTCTTTTTGGTCGTGTCGTTCTCTTAAAAATTGAAACTTTTGCATCCACCAATCCATAGGTCTTCTTGCTGGTTCAAGTTGTAAAAAGATTAATCTTTTAGCTGAACCAAATATAGTTACTAAACTTAAATCGACCTCTACAGGATTTAATGAATCAAGATAATCTTTACATAAAACAACATCGCTTTCTTTATCTTCAAGATTTTTTAAATCTTCATCTGTTACTACTCCGTAACTTTCAGTTAAACCTCTTTCTTCCATTAATTTTTTAGCAGTAGATACAAACGAATCATCATCTTCAGATTGTTTTGTAGATTGTTTCATCTCTTTAAAATCAACAACCTTAAAACTATCAAATTCTTTTTGTAATTTTTTCGTGTACGTACTTTCACCACTTGATTTAATAGGAGCAGGTTTCATCTTTAATGTAGAAATTACCTCTTCTAATTCGTCAAGTGGCCATTGTGTTGAGGCATCAGATTTAGCACGTTCAGGATTAGGATGTGTTTCAAAAAATAATCCATTACATCCAACTGCTACGGCAGCTTTTGCTAAATAAGGAACCATATCTCTCATACCACCTGTAGTTTTACCTTGTCCTCCAGGAAGTTGATTACTATGTGTTGCATCAAAAATAATAGGAAATCCAAATTGTTGCATAATAGGAATAGACCTCATATCAACAACAAGATTTTGATATCCAAATTGTGTACCTCGTTCTGTTATCAATATATTATCATTACCTTCTTCTGTAATTTTTACTATTACATTTTCTATTTCCCAAGGAGATAAGAATTGACCTTTCTTAACATTTACTATTTTACCTGTCTGTGCTGCAGCCTTTATTAAATCTGTTTGTCTACATAAAAATGCAGGTATTTGTAATATATCAGCAACTTCTGCTACTTCATTTACGTGATGAACTTCGTGTACATCTGTAAGTATAGGTAGTCCTGTTTCATCTTTTACTCTTGTTAAAGCTTCTAATCCTTTTTCTATTCCAGGTCCTCTGTAAGATGAATTAGAAGACCGATTTGCTTTATCAAATGAGCTTTTGTATACTATAGGAGTGTTCGTGTTTTCTCCTATTTTTACAAGTTGTTTTGCTACATCAATAGCAAGTTTATATGTCTCAACAACACAAGGTCCTGCTATAAGAGGTGTATCTTTATCACCAAATGTTACATTTGAAACCGAAACTTTTTTCATTTAAAAACTCCTAAGATTTTTTCTTTTTAAATTCTTCAGGCTTAACGATAGGGTCATCACGTACAAACGTTTCATACCACAATTCACGTTCTTTATGAATATATGTCAAATAGTCACTAAGTTTTTTCTTCCAATTCATATCCACTTTTGGATTTATTATACCACATTTAGGACTTGACATTATTTTATTTATGAAATATTTTGTATCTTGTCCACGAACTTCACATTGAAATATAGGCCAATTAATATGATAAAAAGAACCCCAAGCCATATCTTGATGTACTTCAATGTGGTCTATTTCTTTACCTAAACAAACAGAATATAAACAAGACTCACTAATATTAGTTGTGTAGATTTTAGGAACA